CATTAGCTCTAATCCTATAAAAGAAGGGGCGGCGAACCGCCCCGACTAATTAATCAACCACGTACTTGATGGTTACTTCGATAGTGCCTGTGCCAGCAGCACCGCCCATAGTGACTGTGATAGCCACACCATCCTCGTTTGTGTCTGTCTCTGAGCCTGAGCCTAGAGCCAAAGTAGCAAGGATGTCTACTTTCTGAGCAGATGTTGAAGCAGCAGCAGCTTTGTATGCAGCAGCAGCGGCAGATACAGCAGTACCAGCAGCATTTGTGTGTGCAGCATAACCAACTGACAATGTTGTTGAAGAACCTAGAGCGTCATGCGCTAATGATCCCTCAAGCAAACGTGCGCCATCTGGAAGAATAAACATCTCAATAACGTCACCAGACGCTAGTGCAGATGCCTCGTACACGCCATGAGCAACACGGATGCGACCGCCCAGCTCATTAGCTTTGTTCATAACAACTGGGGTTGCCCGGTTGTTAGTTCTTTGGGTGGAATAAACAGTAGCCATTAGTCAATCTCCTTATTCAGAACATGCTATTTCTACTACTTTTTCTTCCTCCATACGAGTGCAGCCAAGTGATTGGCAGTAGTAGACTTGCGTTGCATATGACTTGTCGGCTCGTTCATCAATCCGTGCGCTTGGCTCTTTACCAATCGCAAGCTTAATACCGTCTGATGCGAACGCAATTACTTGACGATCACCAGAACCATCTGTTGTTAGACGGTTGCTCACATGAAATTGAAACCCTACGAAAGAGTTGATTTCACCTTGAGCCAAAGCTTTTACAGTGTTGAAGTCACTTGAAGTCACGGTTGTGTTATTCAACAAGTCAGAAATCTGCTTTGGTGAAACAACAATGTGACGAGGGATCGATGGGTCAACGCTTGCAGCGTCTAGTAGCTCTTTAGCAGATACTAGCTTTGCAATAGTCAAGCCAGCAGATGCAACTGCAATTTTCTGACCTGCTGGTAGCGTTGTTGATGTTCCGCCATCTTTACCAGTTTGAGCTGTGCCCAAAGCTGCTGCGATGATTTCATCATCCATTGCACGACCCATAGCAGCCGCTGCTGCACGACCATAAGTTGACGTAGGATCAATTAGCAAACGTACACGGTCCTGATCATCGATCAGATCTGCATATTCATAGTCTGCCATTGTTACCATGCGCCTCTCATGGGGTGTTTCCACCATCGGCGTATCTCCGTGCCTCGTTGTACGCTTCACGGCTGCTGCCGACCCAACTTGATCGAAGAAAGCTTTTTCGCCATTCACAGTTTCGACGTCTACTGCATCTCGCAGTATTGAGCCCATCTGTTGAGACAACATCTGAACATTGGCGCTAAACTGGTTGACAAAAGCTGTATTAATTTGAGTAGACATTATGTCCTCCTCCTTACAGTTTCAGTTTTAGGTTTTCTGCGCTTGGTTGTCCCTTTCGGGGCCGTGCTACTGCTTAGGCCAGCTAATCCACTTGGATTACAAGTTTCTTTGTGGGCCAGAAGGTTATCCACTTAGTAACATATAATATGTCAATAATACTTTTTTTGCAATTAAGATCCTAAATTAAATAATCGATTAACTTCCTGGACGTAAAAATCATGCTGGGGATGACTTTTTTCCTGGTAAGGTTTCTCTGCCATAAGCTTCAAAGCTTCGTTCTTTGCTTCGTCTGGCGTCATAATTAACTCGTTTGTTTCACCCACAATATTATCCTCACCAATCTGCGCCGCTAATTCAGCAAACATTTTTATGATACGTGGCTCATCTCCCAGCATACGCCCATCAGCTAACTGGATCTCATCGAACATCTCTGTGCCGCCAAGCAAAGTTGTAGCAGCTCCTCTTGCGAGCTCGAGCTTCTGGTCAAATGCTTGCCCGTATTCCTGGCGAAGCTCTTGCTCAGAATTGTATCGAGCCTCGTCAGCACTTTGTTCAAAACGCTGCTGCGCACTATCAACAATGCCTGACATAAAATCTGACATCTTTTGTGCCTGGCTATTGTTTAAACCAGCTTCATACAAAGCGTTTTTAAATGCTTCGTTCTCACCTTCCTGGAGAATACCTTCCGGCACCTCGACTGAATAATCTTTTGGATCCGTAGGAGATCCTAAACGGTTATAAACTTCCCGCCATTCATCTGGTGTTGCAGACTTACCTGGGATAGCAATCTTATCCGCACCAACCATTTGTTCTAAATTTATGTAACTTTTCGCCATGCCGTTTACATCTGTAAACTTTTGCATGCTTGGCACGTTACGATACTCTTCATTCAAGGTTTCTATAAAGCTAACTGGCGCCGCCTCTGCTGCAACAGCTTCCTGAGATCCTGTGTCTTGGATTGCCTCTTCGCTCATCTTGGTTCCTTCCCTTCAGCCAGCATTCGGACAATCAGCAACACAGTTGCGCGCTGGCCTTCGTTAAATGCAGTTTCATAAGGATTGTCCGAAAATGTTGTGGTTTCAAACCCGCACCTGGATTTCAAATCACGTAATACTTCTTCACCATCACTGGTGTTGAATGTTCTTCTATAAGATAACTTTAGATCTTCTATCTTTTTCATTAGCTGGCATCCCCAACAGCTTTAACCAGGGGAGCTACTTGCTGCGCTTGTTGTGCCAGGGCTGCTTGCTGTTGTGCCGCCGCTTGCTGTTGCGCTGCTTGCTCTTGTTGATCTCTTAGCTGTAAAACTTCTTCATTGCTGCGAATAACACGCGCCGGAATACCAGTAACCTCAACAAGATACTGAACAAGCTTGTCTGGATCCAAATAATCCATAACAGGCGCAACTTCTGCAACTTGTAGCATAACCTCGAAACCTCGAAGCATAGACTGTAGATCTGTCAACCTTTGTGCTTTTGCCAACGGAGAAACATACTCGATGTCAATATCCTGGCCTTGTAGTTGCTCAGGAGCAGCAGGGAGGAGGCCGTTCCTGAGCAGCAGCGCAAAAGAGCGGGAAATGAGAGGCTGCAAGAGCTCAGACTGCAATCTGCCCAGGACAGGCCCAAGCAATCGCATCTTCTCCTCATTGCGCTGCAACACCTCAGTTGCTGTCATAGCTGGGCCCTGGGCCATCAACAACTGATCTACATAGAATGCCTGGCGTATTGCGTTGCGCCGCTGCTCTTCCATGTTCAAACCAAGTGGGTTATTTGCGCCGATCTGCAACGGCTCTAGCCTATCTCTTGTCCCGGTACGGTAAAAATTCAAAGCGCCTGGCGTTGTTCGAACAGGTAAAACAAAACCATCATCCGGCACCATCAGAGGCGGGTCGATCTGTTTTTGCGCAGCACGGATAGTTGTCTCAGACATTTTATTAACCATCTTAACATCTGGCAACGCATTCATAGCCGGGGATCTGCCGTATGTGCTAACGCTGTCTTTTACAAAGCGCGGCACCATAAATGGAAAATCATCAAAGCCACCCTCAGAAATCAAAGCTTTTGTGTCCAGGTGATAGTAAACCGAAGCAACAGGCTTATTCTTAGCAAAAGCTCCTTTCGCTTCATTCCTGGGGAAAACAGCGTGAATGAGATCATGTTCCTTGTGAGGCTCTTGTTCCAGGGTTTTTTTCATTGCTGCTGGTAAATTCTCTTCACCAAAGCGTTGAGCAGCCGCTCGAGCACTCATTTTGAACTTACGATAAACTGTATCAACCTTACCATTTGCATCCTCAGAAATAATAATTTCCGCAATGTGCCTGGTCGAAAAACGCAATCCATCGTTATCACCCTCGACATATAACGCTGATGTGCCGAAAACTACCAGGTCATAGTAGAGCTCATGGATTTCCTGTTGAAAGTTAGATCTATGAAAAGCTTTATACATTTGATCGATGCAGAGCTCTAACCACTCATTTGCCTCGTCATCGTTTTGTAACGCTGGATCCCGGTAACGCATAGAAAACCAGGGCGTACTAGGTGACGTAAGCATGCCATGCAACGAAGAGGATAAAAGCTCGACCGCATGAACAGCCGTTCCATCATAAATTAATTCTGTTCGTTTATCACCCTGGGTGCGCTTTTTTGTAATATCGGCCTTGCGCGGTAGCATGTAATCCGCCAGCTCTTGCCAATGTTTTTCCCAATTAGATCTTTGAGTCTGTAAAGCCTTATACCTTCGATCTAACTGCGCAACTAACGGATTTATCTGTACCATTACATTACTCCAATACTATTCATTAATGATCGTTTTTTCTTATTCTTTCCCTCAACAGCGCCCCCTTTCATGCGCCCCGCCATCTTTTGATCTAGCCGCTCGAGGGGATCCACAGTCATATCAGCCCGGCGTTTAGCAGGTTGCGACGACTTGGCTCCCATTTCTCCAGCGACATTACGGCGATACATCACGAAATTAGCCCCATGAGAGAACGTCTGCGCCGGGTTTTAGCCGGAGCTAAAAGTCCCTGGGCAGATGTGGCAATCTGAGATCTGCGACCCCGCATCGCTGTTTTTGCCGTGCCAGCCTCTGCCGAACTTTGAACTTTCTCAATAGTTTCCTCAGAAGCAGTAGGAGCTTCCTCTTCAGCAGCAGGTGTAGAAACTGGCGCCGTATCCTCGGGCTTCGATGAAATTATAGATGTGCCCGTGGTTTTCTTTGGATCAGAAACTGTACCAGTATCTTTTAACTCCTCAGTCATCTTTTCAATTTCGCTCACCTCAACTTTTGGTGGCGTTGTATCAATACGACCCTTATCAATATCCTCAGCAACCTTTTCAGCCTCACTCTCAGAAACCCCGGTTGTTTCCTGGATAATATCAACGGCCTCTTCTTTTCCGCCAGACGCACTTGTTGTACCAGCCCCTACCCCAACAGGCTCAGGTGCAGGTGGTGGTGGCGGCGGCGGGGGAGGGGGAGCAGGTGGCTCAGGAGCAGGGGGAGGTGTAGGCTCAGGTGCCGGAGCCGCAGGTTTATCATCCTTTTTATTACCAAGAATATTACCAACAACAGCGCCCGTCAAAGCGCCGCCTACTGTACTCGTAGCAGCACCACCAACAGCAGCGCCAATCAATGCAGGGATTATAGGTGCCATATCTTTCTCCTATGCCGCAAACGGATCATAATCCATCACCGCTTGCATTTGTGGAGCCTTCATAGTCGGCCCCGTTTCTCTTATGCCAACCGCCAAATACCGAAATGCATCAGCAGCGTGGCTACTCCAATCATGTACGGGCGTTGCTCTGAACGTCCGGGTCTTATCATTGTACGATCGATGATACTGCCGCAAACACTCCAATAACTGTTTACACTTCTCACGATCAAACCAAAGCTTAGGTATCAACATTTGCGCCGCATGTATCCCGTCCTCAACAGGAAGCTTGGGAACCACTCGAAAATTCAAGCCCAGGTCCCAGGCAACTTCACGCCGCGATTTGCCGCTACCCAATTCACGAACCTCTATATCATGCGGAGCGTTGTGTGTCCCGTATAAATAATTCTTTTGATTTAAAATCTGACAATAATGTGGCAAACCCTGGTTCCTATTTTCATAGAAGTCTATCACATGTACGGCTCTTCCGATAGTCTGTGTGAAAATTACGCTCGTACTATCGCCAATTCCCAGGTCCCACCAGGTATCTACCTTCGCCGTAGGGTCATAAGGAACCTTCGTTACACGCCCCTCACTCGTCGCATCCTCGAGCTCCTTGCCATAAATAGATCCAGGAACATTCGCATTCCAGGAACACTCAAACTCCTGCATGTACTGATCATGCGTCATCATAGACTGCGCCGCTTCCAATTCATCCTGATCAAGAATATTTGTCTCGCTCGCCTTATACACCGCCGCAAGCCAACCCTCATCCGAAACCGCTTGCTCGTAATAATCATAAAAAGCATTCGCCCCCTTCGGGGTGCCAACAAAAATACAAAAACCCTTACGGTCGGAAAGTGCCGGGCGTAAAACCTCCGGGAATACATTCTCCGGCATGTCAGCAACCTCATCCATCACACAACCGTCCAGGTAAATCCCACGTAAGCTATCCGGGTTCTCAGCCCCAAGCAAAGAGATCCTACCACCAGTAGGCAAGTCACACCGCAATTCAGTCTCGTGAAACTTCACATTCGGGATACCACCAGCGAAATGTTTTATATAATCCCAGGCTACATTCTTCGCCTGGCGATAGGTGGGCGCCATATAGGCATACCGGGGGTTAGTCTTTCCAGAAAGCAACGCATGCCGCAATATATGATTAATAGCCCAAACAGTCTTGCCAAACCTTCGGTGACAAACAACAACACCCCAGCGCTTTTCTTGCATCTCATTATGCAAAGACATCTGTAACGGCCTGGGCTCATAAGGGATCTCAATATGCGTCAATGCTCCGTTACCCTTTCCTGGTTCTCATAAATCAATATGCCGTTAGCCTCTAGGATAGCCTCATATACGTCAATTAGCAATACAGCGCACTCTAGCTGCTCAGAAACGCTATCGCTATCTGTGATGCCTCTCCGTAGCTCTGAGATGTGATTTATAGCTGAGATCTGAGCTTGGTTGAGGGGCAGTGTCACAGGCACATCTCAGCAGGTATATTACGTGGTAAGGATCGGCGCGCGGATTTTGGGAGGGTGGGGGTGGTCGGATCGGCAAAAATCATGCGATAGTTAACATAATACATATTATGCGAATCTAATGTGCAACAAAAACAATGACTTAGCTCGGTATGCATGCAGCGCATAGATTTGAGCTCAAGTTGTGCCATGCAATTTCTGCATATCGCTCGCCTCGCGCGCGTAGATCGGCCACACAGAGCCTTTGTTCGGTCGTACTTCCCCCTAATGCAAAACATCCTCTTCGTCCCCACTGATAGCCGTGTCGCCTCCAGCCCAGGATATTGTAAACGTCTGCGCTTGTGGTTGATCCTCTTTCTTATCTCGGATGCCGAATGGCTGGTTCCTGGCTGTTGTCCATTTAAGCGTATCGATCTCGAGTCGGCGCCGTTGCACTTCTGCGTTGAGTGTTCGAGGGTCATCGACTTGTGGCAGCTCTTCCATTGCCAGGGCGTTGAGTCGGTCTGTGTACCATTCTGACTGCAAGATTTTTGCTTTGCGATACATTTCCCAGATGATGTCATCTCCCTGGACAGCTCGAGTAATGCTTCGATAGCTTGGCATATTGTTGTCTTTTGTAATATCCATGAGCGTTTCGCCTTCTGCCAGGCGATCGCAGATCTTTTTCATAATTTCTGTGGTAACTGTGCGGCTTGCCATAATGCATCCTTTAAAAAAGCCCCCGCCTTCGCAGTGCGAGCCCTAGCCGGGCGGGAGCAGTTGAGTTTAGGCGAATGCTATAACAACATTCACGGATCGAGGTCCGTATACAACATATAGCTCAATGTACTTTTTTACGCAATAAATCTTGTAATTAAAAAAAGTTGCTTTTAGGGGTTGACAGTATCTGTCACATGCATTAAGTGTCTAAATGTGGTTGAGCGTTGCTCCCACGATTTCCAACAAAGAAAGGAGTCCTTATGAAAAGGAATTACAGAACGGCTTTCAAACAGCTTGAAAAAATCGGAGCGCCTGTTTTCGAAAACGAGGATGGCATGTTCATCAGCGCCGAGGATAACTACGACACAACCTGGGCTGACTACTGGGAGATGGGCCAGGCTGCTTGCAGCTTGCTTGATGATTTCGGTGTTAATCACAAGATCAACGAGATCTTAGAAAAGAACGGCTTGTATGCCGAGTGGCAAAATCCTGGCTGCTTATACATCGCGGAGGGTTAAATATGCAGTTCGATCTTCCCCCTGGTGCTTTTAGAGGTGGCCATTGCGGTGTTCAAGCTGTTGCCGTTGTTGCTGGCATCGGTTTGCCTAGGTGTTTTAGGGTGTTCCAGGAAACTTGTCGAAACATTAAAGACAATCCTAGATGGTCAGGCGGCACCAGATACCACGAAAGGATCAGGGTGCTTGATAAACTTGGTGTCAAATACCAAGAGCTTGATACCAAGCATACAAGAAACTTGACCTTGCAACGATTTGTCAAAGACGTTGCCAACCCCAACCACGTTTACATGGTGACTACTACTAGGCACGTTCAGCTAGTCAGGGGCGACCAAGTGCTTGACCAGCAAGGCGTACAAAAGATTACCGACTTCTGGGGTAGAAGAAAAAAGATCAGCTTCCCAGTGTTAAAGATCGATGTTGCCGAGGCAGCAAAAGCCTTCGACATTGCCGAAGCTCAGACATTTGGCTTGCCATTATTTGATAAAAAGGAGGATTAACATGCCATTATCAAGAGAATTTTACATCCCGAAGGGAGCCACCAAAGTGGAGCACAAGAGTTTGCCTGTTGTGTTCTACATCGAGGATCGCAGCCATGACAACACTGCGCGAGAAGCCAGCGCTATGTGCTTTATCGGTAAGCAAAGTAAACCTGCCTGGTATTACAGCTTTACTAACCGGGAGCACATGCAGAGACACATCGATAAGCAGATCGAGAGCGTGAAGAAAACCGAAGAAAGAAAAGCTCAGGAAAGAGAGGAGCGTAAAAAGCCACACACTTTGAAGGTCGGTGACATCTTGGTAAATAGCTGGGGTTATGATCAGACCAACGTAGACTTCTACAAGGTCAAGAGATTGATCGGTAAGACTATGGTTGAGTTGATCGGCATACGAAGTGCGCACATTGAGGGTACTGAATATCCTCACGGCATGGCATGCGAAGTGACTGCTTTGCCTAACGAAGAATACGGCGAGCCTTTCAGAAAAAAAGCAAATCACCGAAACAGCGTGACCATCAATAGTTTCAGCAGTGCCTGGCCCTGGGATGGCAAACCACAATACAGAAGCTGGTACGCTTGACAGTATCTGTCAAATATAGTAAAGGAAAGATATGAAATATATAGTTAAAAAAATAGCCATGTACGGCAATCAAGTTATGGGCGAGTACACTACGCATGAGGCAGCACTAGCTGCCAAAGCGGAGTTCAAGGGCGATACTTTCGAGGAGTTCTTCATCGAGATTGTCCCTATCAATGACAATGACAGGATCACAGGTCTAATGGCCTGGGATGAGCATTACCAAGATGATGATGGTGCTCATCATTACAAATACCAATAGGAGGATAACTTATGAGCTGGAAAGAGTTTATCGAAACCCTCAAGAGCATCACCCTGGGCGACATAATCGGAGCCCTTTGCATCTTCGGATCTCTATACATCGGATTGCTCTGGGTACTTGTAGCACAATAAACACCCCTGAGAGCGACGGAGAGGGCCCCTGAGTGGGCCCTTTTGCTTTTTATGAGCTACTCCCCATAAAGCCTTTCAATACGCTCACAGAAGGCCACCTGATCAAGCGGTGACAATCCGTCCAGGTGTTTAACTGCCTCCAGGAAGTTGTCAGTGCTCAACTTTCGCCTCATTGTCGAGATAACTTTCTTCATTCGATGACCCAGAGGATCCGCAATGCTCTGCGCCTTGGCCTTCTTATAAGCTGGCGACATGCGCCGTAATGTCATTTCTAAAACACGCTGCTGCTCTAAGCTCTTTGATGCTTTGCTCTTTGTAGCTCTTAATGAGTTATCTATAGAGTTAGTATACGGCTCCTTAAGGAGCTCATTAAGGAGCTCTTTATTAGCTATATCTCGCCCTGGCGGGCTCGCGTTAGCGTACAGCTTTTTTCTCATCCGTCAACCCTGTTTCTTTTTTTGCCTGGTAATAGTCCAGGACCTTGTGCCAACAGTCCTGGTTATCAGAACAAATCAGCTCTTTACTCAGCAAGATAATCCACCCACCCTTGTTGAGATCATACGGCATTTTGCATGACCAACAGTAGGCTATTCTAGGCTTCTTCTTCCCCATCGCTATCATCCACGATAAAGCCCATCCCATCATACTCCGGGCACATTGCAACGATTTCTACCAGGGAACCACCGTTGACATAATCAACGATAGCCTTTTCTCCCAGGACCTGACCGCTTGCGTCACACTCCGGGCAACGCTTCGCAGGTTCGTAAAACTTTTGACCGTCCGGGCTGTAAAACACAAAGTTTGCTTTACTGCCCTCGATCACTAGACCGCCGTATTTCATACCGATGTCCATTTTATGCAGGGCTTACCCCACTTTGTCGTACCTCTAAGTCCTGAGTCAACAACTTTATTTTCATCTTGCAGCTCAGACAATCGAGGCTGCACAGTGCCGTAAGGGATCTGCAATAAATCACTGATCTCCTCAGTAGTCAGCTCCATTGGAACCTTCTGTAGCAACTGCAACACGCGATCCTTAGCTGTTAGTTTGCCTGGGTAATTGCTGCGAGCAGCCGCCTCACTTGTGTCGGTCTTTTGGTATCCGATCTTTTGTTCTGTATATGGCATGGTTTACTCCTTTATCCATCCTATCCATTCGAGGAAAGCCTCGTAAGTTTCTAATGGAAGCACTACCAGGGTGCGCTCCCTGTCTCTTCGAACAAACAACATATCGCTGTTGTCCTGGTCGAGCGCATCATAAAGATCCTGGTACGCTCTAGCTCTACGCTTGCACTCAGCCGTAAGAGCCAGGTTAGGCCCAAGCTTTATGTCACTCGCATAGTTTCCCTTCATAGCCCCGGACAATGGTATCCGCTCTGCGTCTACCCCTCTTTCCCGGTGCCAGTTGACAATCTCTCTTTCATAGGCTTGTCCTTTTGTTCTGCTTGCTTTGCCGCCCATCAGTCTAACCTATAAAAATCATTTGGTGTTACCTGGCCCATCGTGCTTTCCTGGATTATCAGCATAAAATTAGGCGCCGGGATCATTCGATCTTTATGGTCATTCGGCAAGCACCAGCGCCGCACAACAGTTGCATGCGATGCGCCCAGCTTCTTAGCCAAATCAGCATAAGTAAACTTCTTTGACTTGCGCCATTCTTCTAGTGTCATAAAAAAACTCCTTGCAATGTTTGAGCGCATTTAATACTGATAGACATAAACTGTCAAATGAAAGATTTATAAATGGGAATAGGCGATACTAAAAACTGGGCATTTAAGAAGGGATACTACCATCATTCTCAGCCAAGTACCCCAGATTATTACACTTTTTTTCAGAAGGGGATCATTCGACCAGCTCGATCGAAGGCGCTGAAAATAATAAATGGCGAGACAGATGGTGTCAAAGAGGACGCTCAAGCCGTTCTTGACCAACATGGGTACTACATCGATTATCGGGGAAAGACACAGTTTAACGACAACATCAACATGGCTTCCGGGCGCGCAGTCGAATACTATTGTGACATGCTTTTAATACACGGCGCCATGCCAAACGAGGCATACCGGGAAGTTTTAAACCTGCTGCTTTCTCTGCAAACAGGATCCTGGACAGACCAGGAAAAAACAAAAGCACAAATCGAGGGCCGACAAAAACCGCGATTTGGATCTGACGGTAAAGTTTTAAAAAAGGATGAAACAATAGGAGGCTGCGAGTTCGAACTTGTCTGCCAAAACGCACATGCCGGGCTCAAAGAAGCAATGCAGGGAGCCAATGAAATAATAGGACAAACTGAGCTGCGCGGTAAGTTACCTGGTTGCCAGCTCGATTACCTGGGATACGGTGACTACCAGGGCGGAGCCGTTGAGCTCAAAACACAATGGGACACTGGAGTAGATACAGACAGCCCCAGGTCAAACTCATTACCAAAAGATATTAAACATCCGCACCTAATGCAGATCGCTGGGTATTGGCACATCACGGGAAAGATCCCGCGAATAGTTTACGCCAATCGCCTGGGCTATCGAGTATTCGAAGCAACGATTGAACAGCTCGAGTATGCGCTTAGTGATGTAATAGCTGCATGTGTGCGCCGGGAAAAACTAATGATGGTTACAGAAAATGTTGAGCAACTGCTTAAACTCTGCGACCCTCATTTCGGAGATAGCTTTGTGTGGCGTGACGTACACCCGGACGTACTGCGCCAGGCAAAGAAATTAGCGGGAGTAATAAAATGAAAAATGTATGGAAAGATCTCGTCAAGATAGATGTTGGCGATAAGATAGAAAAGAAGGGCAGGTTTTCATACTTGTCCTGGTCCTGGGCCTGGCAAGAGGTCAAAGAAAGATACCCTGATGCAACCTTCGAAGTGCATGAGGACGTTGTGTATCCAGATAATACGGTTGAGGTGCGCGTCAGCGTAACGATCGAAG